AAGAAGGACCATGGCACGGCGGCAGTGGCAGGAGAGTTCCAGGCTTCGTTCGCTTTCTATACGGCCCGCGTGTTCAAGGCCACCGGCTCGACGAAGATGTACTTCACGCCTGCAGAGAACGACCCGGAGTATCAGCGCAACAAAATCAACTTCCGCCACCGCTTCATCTGTATGCCAAAGAAGGAGGATGCCGGTGTCGTGGTGATGAGTGGCTACAAGGCTGTGTAACCATGGCGAGGATGAAGTATCTGGTGCTTCACTGTACGGCGACTCCCGAGGGGCGGGAGGTGACGGGGGCGGACATCCGCCTCTGGCACACGGCTCCCGTCGCCAATGGCGGCCGTGGCTGGAAGCAAGTGGGCTATACGGACCTGATCCGTCTGGACGGCACCGTGGAGCGGCTCGTTGGCAACAACGAGGATGCCGAGGTGGACCCCTGGGAGGTGACGAACGGTGCGCGTGGGTACAACAGCGTGAGCCGCCATGTGGTGTATGCCGGTGGCCTGGCCAAGGACGGCAAGACGGCGAAGGACACCCGTACGGCCGCCCAGCTTCGGTCGATGGCGGACTATGTGCGGCGCTTTCACAAGCGTTTCCCCCAGGTCCGTATCGTTGGCCATGGTGAGCTGCCCGGCGTGAGCAAGGCGTGCCCCAGCTTTGACGTGCAGGCATGGCTGCGGAGCATCGGTATCAGACAGTAAGTACGACAAAATAACCAAAAAATCAGACAAGGGATGGCGGATACTATCATGCAGATCCTGCAATGGGCTATACCCTCGGGCGGCATAGGTGCCGCCATCGCTTGGGTCGCGAACCGCAAGGTGAAGTCGGCTCAGTCGGCGAAGAGCGTGCACGATACATACAAATTGATGTACGAGGATATCAGCCGTGAGCTGCTCGCGACGCAGAAGAAAGTAGATGAAAGTACGAAAGCAATGGAGGGGCTGGGCGCCGAGAACAAACAGATACGCTATGCGCTCAACCGCCTCACGAGGGCTATTCAGGCTATTCAGCGCTGCCCTCACAGTGGCAATTGCCCTGTCAGCAGCGAGCTGCAGCTCGACGCGGAAAGTGACGAGCGCCGAAAGGCAAGCGGCAAGCGCGGAGGCAAGGGACAGCGTGTCAAGGGACGTGAGGACGGTGCGGCAGACGTTTTGGACGGAGCCGGTGGCCGCGGACACGGCCCGGCTGGCGATAGCACTTGACACGACCCTGTGGCATCTGCCTGAGGGTGCGTCGTATGTGGCGAGCTCCGGACGTGCCCACGTGAAGGCCATCGTGCGGAAAGGACAAAAGGGCGGCATGCCGACGCTGCTGATAGAGAGCGGTTGTGACAGCCTGTCGCGCCTGTGTGCCTATTACGAGGCCGAGAACGAGCGGCTGAGCGTGGCCAACTCGCACCTGCGCAGTAGCAGCGAGATACTGAAGGAGGAGCGGTTGAGGTCCTGGAAGACTTGGCCCGTTTGGAGTGTTTTTATAGCTGGCATCTTGGCTGGCATAGTATTAACCATCATAACAAGAAAGATATGGCAAAAAGTGTATTGGACGGCACGGACTTGATTCTGTCCATGGGTGGAAACGCCCTCGGCTTCTCGACGGGCTGCAAAGTTTCCACCTCGGCCGAAACTGGCGAGCGCGTGACGAAAGAGGCATCCGGTGGCAAGTGGAAGGAATCGTATGTGAAGAGTTTCTCAGAGCAGATTTCCGCCGACGGCGTGGTGCTGACGGATGGCACCGATGAGGTTCCGTCGTATGACCAGGTGAAGGACGCCATGCTGAAGGGCGATCCCGTGGATGCGGCTTACAACCTGCGCGATGGTGACAAGCGCACTGGAAAGGCCGCTGGCGGCTACCAGGGCAAGTATCTGATCACCTCCCTGGACCTCGACGCCCAGGCTGGCGATGACGCGAAGTATTCGATTACGCTGCAGAACTGCGGCAAGGTGGAGAAGGTGGGCACGGGCATCACCGAAACGGCTGGCACAGTATAGGCTTATGAATGTAGTGAAAATCAAACTGGGCGACAAGGAATATCCCTGCCGTGTGACCATGGGTGCCATGGTCCGCTTCAAGAACGAGACTGGCAAGGACGTGAGCCGGCTGGAAAAGGGTGATATCTCCGAGCTGATGCAGTTCGTGTATTGCTGCGTGAAGAGTGCGTGCAACGCCGACAAGGTAGCGTTTACCTACGACTTCGAGACCTTTGCCGACCTTCTGGAACCCGACACGGTGAACTCTTTTTACGCATCCATGGATAGCGAAAAAAAAACGCCTCCGCAACAGGAGACGACGAAGTGAGCGTCGAGGATTTGCTCGGCGTTGCGATGGGGTGTATCGGGATGAGTAGGGAGGACTTTGAGCGATGCACCCCATCTGAGTTTTACAAGGCTTGGGAGCGATGGGCTGAAACCAGGCGTGATGCGGAGCGCAGTGCTTGGGAACGCACGCGCGTATCAGCGCTCTTCGCCCTTCAGCCCTATGCGAAAGGTACTCTCCGCCCGCATGAAATCCTACCGCTGCCATGGGACGAGGAGCAGCCCCCCGAGGAGCGTGAGGAGGTAAGCAAGGAGGAATTCAACGCCCGATTCGAGGCCGCCAAGCAGCGATTCGGGTTAAAATAAGGATAACATGGCAAAGGCAGTAGAATTTCAAATCAAGATCAAGAGCAATGATGGTGGCGTGTTCCAGCAGCTGACCGTGGAAGCGGAAGGTCTTGACAAGGTCCTTGACGAGGTAGGCGCTACGGCCGTCTCCACGGGCAACCATCTCCGTGAAATGGCAGAGAAGAGCCTCGTCCTTGACGCGGCGGTGCGCTCGATCCGCGAGCTTGGTGACATGGTGAACGGACTTGCCGGGCCTTTCGAGAGCTTCGAGACGGCCATGCGCAGTGCCAACACGATGGCAGGCAAGAGCGGTGCGGAGTTTGACGCGCTCACCCAGCAGGTGGTGGAACTGAGCAAGAATATACCGCTTGCCAGGGAGGAGCTGGCCAATGGCTTGTACCAAGTGATTTCCAATGGCGTCCCCGAGGATAACTGGATTGAGTTTCTCAACAAGTCGAGCCGCAGTGCGGTGGGTGGCATCGCCGACCTGGGCGAGACCGTAACCGTCACCTCGACGCTTATCAAGAACTACGGCTTGGAATGGGATCAGGCGGGGAACATCCAAGACAAGATACAGATGACTGCCAAAAACGGCGTGACCAGTTTTGAGCAGTTGGCCCAGGCACTGCCCCGTGTCAGCGGTAGCGCATCGCAGCTCGGTGTCTCCATGGACGAGTTGATGGCGGTGTTTGCCACCACGACAGGCGTGACTGGTAACACGGCGGAAGTCTCCACCCAGCTGGCGGCGGTGCTCAATTCCCTTATCAAACCATCTGCCGAGGCGACCAAGGCCGCCAACGAGATGGGGATCGGCTTTAATGCGGCGAGCATTCAGGCCGCCGGTGGACTGGAGAACTTTCTGTTGGGTCTCGACGCGAGTATCCAGGAATATGCCGCCAAGACTGGGCAACTCAGCCAGACCATCTACGGCCAACTCTTCGGAAGCGCCGAGGCCATGCGTCTGCTTGGCTCACTGACTGGCGAGCAAAAAGAGAAGTTCTCGCAGAACATCGGTGCGATGGCGGATTCGGCTGGCGAGATGGACGAGGCTTTTGACAACATGTCATCGACCGGGGAGAGCCTGCGGATGGTTCTTGCCAACCAGATGCACGCCCTGATGGACTGGGCCGGCGCCCTGGCCAGCAGTTCCGGCCCGTATGTGGAATGGATAGCCAATAGTGGTGCCGCACTGATGGGTATTGTGCAGCTCAGCCACGGGGTCAAGACCATGGTGGCCGGGCTGAAAGCCATGAAGGTGGCCACGCTCGCGCAGGCGGCCGCCTCCAAAGCGGTGGCAGTCGCCTCTAGTATTTGGAAAGCCACACAAGTCGCCCTTAACCTGGTTCTCAGCGCCAACCCCATCGGTGTTGTCGTGATGGCAGTGTCGGCGCTGGTGGGCATGCTGGTGGCCGCATACAAAAACAATGAGCGCTTCCGGAAGAACTGCGACGCACTCTGGTCCACAGTGAAGAAATTGGCCGGTGCCGTGTGGGACTATCTCGTCAAGGCATTTGAGAAGGCAAGCGAGGTAATCAAGAAGGCCTGGGAGTGGGTGAAGACATTTTTTGGCATCAAGGATAATGGTGTCGCTCAAGAG